CAACCTCGAAGCGGGCGAGGCAGACGTGACCACCCGCGCCAACAGCGGATGGCGGGCCACGGTCGCCACGCTCAAGGAGGCCAGCGTCGAGTTCGAGATGGTGTGGGACACGGCGGATGCCGGGTTCACCGCGATCAAGAACGCCTTTTTCGGCAACGACCCGATCGGCTTCCAGATTCTGGACGAGACCAGTGGGCAGGGCCTGCAGGCCGACTTCTCGATCACGAACTTCTCGCGGAACGAGGCGCTGGAGGAGGCGATCACCGTGTCGGTCACCGCGAAGGTGACGTACTCGGCGACGGCGCCTTCATGGATCGGCGGCTGAGCCTGTCGGATTGCTGTCGGGTTGGCGTCGGATTCCTGTCGGGTTCTGAGTCACGGAGGTACGGATGCGATCGTTCAAGGACAACCAGGGGCGGCAGTGGTCGGTGGACATCAACGTCACCACCATCAAGCGCGTGCGCGGCCTCACCGGCGAGGACCTCATGCAGGTCATCGAGGGGACGCTGATCGAGAAGCTGATCCGCGATCCCGTCCTGCTCTGCGATGTGGTCTACGCGATCTGCAAGCCCGAGGCGGACACACGCAGTGTCTCCGACGAGGAGTTCGGTAAGGCAATGGCGGGCGACGCGATCGAAGCCGCGACGACCGCAGTGCTGGAGGAACTCGTGGGTTTCTGCCCGAGCCCGAGGGACCGGGCCAACCTCGGGCGGGTGCTCCAGGCCACGCGGAAGGTGATGGACCGGGCGCGGGACCTGGTGGAGAAGAAGCTCGACAGCGGGGAACTGGATCGGCTGGCGGACCGCCTGCTAGCAGAGGGATCACCGGAAGCGACTGCTGGAAGCTCGTCCATCAGTGCGCCGGAATCCTCGGCATCGACCCCGGCCCCCTGACACTCCGCGATCTGGTGGCGATGCTCGACGGCAAGCAGCGCCACGACTGGTCGATCGCCTCCGCCGTCATGGCGCTCGTCGCCAACATCCACCGCGACCCCAAGCGATCCCGCCGACTCAACCCCAGCGACTTCGACCCCTTCGCCAAGCGCCAGCGACCCATCAAGGTCGGCGTGTCGGTCCTCAAGGACGTGTTCATCGACGGCAAGTTCCCCCCCATGCCGCAGGAGGCTCACGGATGAAGTTCCTCAGCTCGCTTTCCACCCGCCATTACGTCTACATCGTCGGCCTGCTGCTCATGGCCCTCGTGCTCACGTCGTGCGCGGGCTTTGACCTCGGCGACCTCGTCAAGGTCAAGACGCCCAACACCATCCAGCAGACCACGGGGCTGCCATCCACGCTCAGCCTGAACGAGGCCGAGGTCGAGTACCAGAACTGGTTCAACCAGACGCAGACGACTGGTGCGCAGTGGAAGGGCAACATCGAGAAGGCCGGCGAACTCCGCGGCCTGTTCAGCCAGCTCACGTTGTCGGCCCTCGACACCGTTGGGCCGACGGTCGCGGGCCTACCCGTGCTCGGACCGGCGCTGCCAGCGCTCACCGGGATCGTCGGTCTGTTCATCGGCTCGGGCCGGCTCCGCAAGGAGAAGGAAGCCTCGTTCAACAAGGGACTGGAGAAGGGCAGCGGCCTCGCTGGAGGCACGCCCGCGGGCGGGAGCGGCGTGTGATCACCATGCGGATCAAGGACATGTTCTTCGACCGCGCGGCGGTGGTCCGCGCCGTCGATGGGGCCAAGCGGAAGGTGCTCAGCAAGGCCGGCGCGTTCATCCGCACGGCGGCCCGCACGAGCATCCGCAAGCGCAAAGGGTCCGCACCCGCGGGCAAGCCGCCCCACTCGCACGAGGGGAGCCTGCGACGGCTCATCCTCTTCGGGTACGACAAGGCGGCGGACTCCGTAGTCGTCGGCCCCGTGGGCTTCAAGAAGAGCGTCGCGCCCAATGTGCTGGAGTACGGCGGGGACACGGTCGTGCTGCGGCGCAGGGGCGGACGACTCACATCGCAGAAGGTCAAGATCGCCGCGCGGCCGTACATGACCCCGGCGCTGGAGCAGGAGCGGCCAAAGTTGCCGCTGCTATGGCGGAACTCGATTCGGAAGGGAGCCTGATCGGTGGCCGACACGCGGGGCATCCGGGCTGGACGGGCGTTCGTCGAACTCGGCGTGAGCGACAAGCTCACGGCCGGGCTTCGTCGCGCCCAGAAGCAGCTCGAAGCCTTCGGCGCTGGCCTGCGGTCCGTCGGCACCCGGCTCGCGGGGATCGGCGCGACCGCGATCGCGGCGCTGCTCGGCACGGCGAAGGCCTTCTCTGACACGGGCGACATGCTCGACAAGATGAGCCAGCGGACCGGCGTGAGCGTGGAGGCCCTGTCCGAGTTGGGCTTTGCCGCCGACCTTTCCGGCACCGACCTGGAAACCCTGGAGGCCGGGCTCCGCAACATGCAGCGGACGCTCGCGGGCGCGGCGCAGGGGTCGGCGTCCGCGGGCGACGCCCTTGGGCGGCTTGGCCTGACCGCCGCACAGCTGGCGGGCCTCGCTCCGGACGAGCAGTTCAAGGTCCTCGCGGAGCGCATCTCGCAGGTGCGCGACCCCGCCCTCCGTGCTGCACTGGCGATGGAGGGTTTCGGCAAGGCCGGGACCAAACTGCTGCCGCTCATGGCGGACGGCGCGGCGGGCATTGAGGCGATGCAGGAAGAGGCTCGGCGCCTCGGCCTCACCGTCAGCACTGAGACCGCCCGCGAGGCCGCCGCGCTCAACGACGCGCTCGGCACCCTCTGGAAGGTGCTCAAGCAGGGCGTGTTCACCATCGGCGGCGCGCTTGCGCCGACGCTTAAGGACCTCGCGGAGCGGATCACCCGCATCGTCGTGAGCGTCACCACCTGGATCAAGGCGAACCGCGAGACGGTCGTGTGGGCTCTCAAGATCGCGGCCGCCGTCGCCGTGGCGGGCATCGCCATCGTGGCGCTTGGCTACATCATCTCCGGCATCGGCGCGACCCTCGGCATTGTCGCGGGTGTGATCGGTGGCATCGGAACAGCATTCAGCCTGATTGGGGCCGCCATCGGAGCGATCCTGTCGCCCGTCGGCCTGGCCATCGCCGCGATCGTGGCGCTCGGCGGCGTGCTTCTCGTCACCACTGGCGCCGGCGGCGAGGCCCTCGCCTGGCTTAGCGAGCAGTTCACGCGCCTGCGCGACTGGGTGACCAAGGTCGTCGGCGGCATCTCCGATGCCCTCGCGGCGGGCGACATCGCGCTGGCCGCCGAGATCCTGTGGCTGTCGCTGAAGTTGGTCTGGCAGCAGGGCGTCGCCGCGCTGAACAGGGTCTGGCTGGAGGCCAAGGAGTTCTTCGTCTCCACTGCCTACGGCATGTGGTACGGGGCGCTGGCCGCCGCGGAGATCGTCTTCCACGCCCTCGAGATCGCGTGGATCGAGACCACGTCGTTCCTGTCCAAGACCTGGACCAACTTCACGACCGGCTTCCAGCAGGTCTGGGAGTCCGCATCGTCCTGGGTTGCCAAGCGGATGCTGGAGATCCAGGGGTTGTTTGACTCCGGGCTCGACGTGGACGCCGCGAAGAGGGCCGTCGATGATCAACTCGAAACCCGTCTGGCGGAACTGGAGAGCGCGGCCCAGCGGCAGGTGGCCCAGCGCGAGGGACAGCGCGCGGCGGAGCGTGAGCAGGCCGCCGCCCTGCACGAAGCCACCCTCGCCGGGATCGGTCGGGACTTTGAGGAGGCCCAGGCCGCGCTCAAGGCGAACACGGAGGCGGGGCTCGCGGAGTCGCAAGCGGCGCTCGATGCCGCGAAGCAGAAGCTCGCCGATGCCATCGAGCAGGCCCGCCAGAAGCACGAGGCTGCGGATGCGGAACGGGGGGCCGCCCGCACGCCGCGCGACCTGATGGCCGAGTTCGAGGACCGCCTCGCGGGTCTCGGGGAGGTCATCGGCAAGGGGATCAGCGTGCGGGGCACGTTCAACGCCCGCGCCGCGCAGGGGCTCGAGTCCGATGGCGGGGCCGCTGAGCGCACCGCCCGGGCTACGGAGCAGACCGCCAAGCACACCAAGCGTCTGGCCGACGCCGCCCAGAGCGGCGGCCTGACGTTCGCTTAGGGAGAAACGTTCGTGGCGATCACGGTGACGGAGAAGTTCGAGAGCCGCAAGTCCACCAAGGGCGACAACCCTTCAGCGGAACTGGTCTACACCGTGCGCGGCACCAACGACGACCTCGCGGCCCGCAACGCCGCCGAGACCACCAGCCCCGCGACCTACGACGGCCAGCCCCGGCAATCCACCTCTGTCGAGCCGGTCGGTGATGAGCTGTGGGAAGCGGTGGTCCGCTACGGGAAGGCCCAGGGCGGCTCGCTCCCGGAGCCCGGCGAGAGCATCTTCTCTTTCGACACCGGCGGTGGCACGCAGCACATTACCCAGAGCAAGGAGACGGTTTCCTCGCACGCACCATCGGGCTCGTCGCCCCCGGACTTCGGCGGCGCGATCGGTGTCACCGCCGACGGCGTCGAGGGCGTGGACATCACGGTCCCGGTCTTCCAGTTCTCCGAGACGCACTACTTCACCAACGACCAGGTGACGCCGTCGTACAAGGGCACGCTCTTCACGCTCACCGGCAAGGTGAACTCTGGCGCGTTCAAGGGGTTTCAGGCGGGCGAAGTCCTGTTCCTCGGCGCTTCAGGCGCGCGGCGCGGCACCGATCCCGACGACGACTGGGAGATCACCTTCCGGTTCGCGGCCAGCCCGAACGCGAGCGGCATCTCCGTCGGCGACATCGGCAGCATCAGCAAGAAGGGCTGGGAATACCTGTGGGTGCGGTACGCAGACCAAGAGGACACCGGGTCGCACGCGATCGTGAAGCGCCCGGTCGCGGCGTATGTTGAGCGCGTGTACGACGAGGGCAGTTTCGCCGGACTGGGAATCTGAACGATGGGCGACGTGTTCCGCAAAGTCCGATCGGGCCAACCCCTCCGCATCCCCGCGGCGGCGTACAACGCCTTCGTCGATGCGGCGGTCGATCTGCGCGGGCGCGAGCGCAACGCCAACGCCGGGCCGGCGCTGGAGCCCGCGCAGCGCGGCATCGTGCTGGTCCGCAACGACTCCGACGATGAAATCGAGCCGTACCACGCGCTGGCCATCACCGGAGTGCTCGTCCAGCCCGACAATGAGGACCAGGAGCGAACGTTTCACAGCCGCACGCCGCTGACGG